AAAGCCGCCAGCAGGATCACGTAGCGAGCGTGAAGCAAAATTAAAAGACAAAGCAGGCATGGTTATTTCTGTATTTGCGTTGTTATTAGCAGTTAACGCATGGTATGGTGGTAAGTTAAGTTCAACGGTGTTAAACAACACACTTGGTGCTAATAACACATGGGCACAATATCAAGCCAAAGCGGGACGCGGCGTTAGTTACGAAATTGCGGCCAAGACCACAGCTGATCCAAAAATTAAAGCACAGTTCATGGCTGAAAAAGAGCGTATGGATGCTGATAAAAAAGAAATTGCTGTTAAAGCAAGAGAAATGGAAGCCGTCCGTGAAGAAGCTAAGAAGTCCAGTCCATGGATTGGCTATGCCTCAACAGCTTACCAGTTAGCCATTGTTGTACTATCAGCAAGTATTCTTGCAGTTAGCATGGCTATGTTTTGGGGAAGTTTTGCAGTAGCAGGTATTGGGGTGATACTGAGCCTCAACGGATTATTTTTATGGTTTTAAAATTAAAGGAGTAAACCATGTCTGATGAAAAAACAATGAGTGCCAGTGAACAAAAAAAAGAAGATTGGATGAATAGCAAATGGAGACCAGCCATGGGCTGGATGTATATGCTGGTCTGTACCATGGATTTTGTAGGGTTTCCTGTGCTATGGAGTTTGCTACAATCAATGAGCCACGGAGCTGTGAATGTTCAATGGCAACCGTTAACACTACAAGGTGCAGGGCTATTTCATATTGCCATGGGTGCAGTATTGGGGCTGGCAGCTTACGGTCGTACTCAGGAGAAATTGAATGGAGCAAACAACGGAGGTCTCTCCCTGCCATCAAATGCCGGAACATCATATACCCCTCCCGCGCCAATTGCAGGATCGGGATTTGGAAACTCCCCTGCAACACCAGCAACAAGTGGCTTTAGTGGTAGTTCAGGATTTGGAGCGCCAGAGACTGCAAACACAGTATCAACAGGATTTGGCGGGAAAAAAGTAGTCCCAGAATTCTCACAGCCAGCAATATAAAGGAAACAATATGTTAGAAACATTATTTTGGATAGCAGTAGGTGCATTTGTGGGCTGGAATTTTCCACAACCACAATATGCCAAAGACATACAAGCCAAGTATCTTCAAAAATACATTGATAGATTAAAAGCTATATTGTTTTTTTGGAAATAAAATTTTATTAACTAAAAGGAAATTAAGATGAAAACATTAAAACAATTATTTTGGGGAGCCTGTGTAATAGCAGGTCTTTCATTCCTATCTTGGAATAACGCAGTTTATGCAGGTGGCGTAGAAAAAAAGGTGTGCTCAGATAAAAAAGATTCCAAAGGTGTCTTGGTAAAAGGCAAAGATGGCAAACCTGTGCAAACCTGCAAAACTATCAAAGTACATAAAAAATTAGAAGGGACTGAAGTTCCCACTAAAAAATAAAAAACTTGACAGTTTTTGAAAGGTATAGTATATTTTACTATACCTTTTTCTATTATAGGATAACAACATGTCAGATCATTATTCAACATTGGGCGTAGATCGAAACGCCTCCCAAGAAGATATAAAACGAGCCTACAGAAAAATGGCAGCGCAACATCATCCAGATCGTGGTGGCAATACTGCCAAATTTCAAGATGTTCAGGCAGCTTACGAAACACTGAGCGACCCTGGTAAAAAATCACAATATGATAATCCTCAACCACAGGGGTTTGGGTTTCCTGGAGGCGGATTTCACTTCCATACTGGGGGTGGTTTTCCACAAGGATTTGAAGATATTTTTTCACAGTTTGGTCAGGGAAATGCATTTGGTGACATGTTTGGCCATAGAAATCAACCTCGAAGAAACAGAACTATCAATATTCAAACTTCCATTACACTAGAAGAAGCATTTCATGGCAAAGACATGATTGCAAATTTACAACTGCCCAGTGGCCAAAACCGAACTTTAGAAGTTAAAATACCCGCAGGTATTAATGATGGCATGACCATTCGATTGAATCAAATGGGAGATGACAGTATTGCCAATGCACCCAAAGGTGATATCCATTTAACTGTACAAGTACAACCTCATCCAGTTTTTCAAAGGCAAGGAGACGATTTAATTAAATCTGTGGATATTAATTGCATAGATGCAATATTGGGAAAAACAATACAAGTTACTACTATTGATAATAAAATTTTGGACATTACCATTCCGGCAGGCACACAACACGGTCAAATAATGGCTGCTGCTGATTACGGAATGCCCAAGGTCAATGATAATAGGTTTAAAGGTAGATTACTGATAAGCATAAATGTTGTTGTGCCAAAAAATATCACAGAGAATCAAAAAAATATTTTAAAACAACTGCAATTTTAATCATGCTTGATATAATCAAATTTCCTGATAAAATATTAAGAGAAAAAATGCCCGAGTTTGATTTTTCCAATCCCATAATGCACCCAGAGGAATTGGAAAAATCGTTAATTGAAACCATGATGTCCAATAGGGGAATTGGGCTTAGTGCCAATCAAGTTGGCATACGCACGAGGGTTTTTGTCATGGGGTATAGTGGAGATCCAGAAACAGCACAGGCCTTTTTCAATCCCATGGTTGTGTCTGTGGTGGACACTGTTGATGACCTAGAGGAAGGATGTTTAAGTTTCCCAGGTATCTATGCTAACATAAAACGTCCTAGAAAAATTTTGGCTAGATGGCAAGACAAACTGGGAGGTTGGCAGCAATCAGAATTTGATGGCTACAACTGCAAATGCTATCTACATGAACTAGATCATTTGGAGGGTATAGTATTTCAAGATAGAATTAGTCCACTAAAGTGGGCAATGGCAGTAAAAAAAACAAAAAAGGTTAAAAAACATGGTCGAACCAAGTAAAGATTTAGAAAATATCTTTCATTATGCTGTAAAATTAGCTGCAGATAATCATCACGAATACATCACATTGGAGCACTTTTTATGCGGACTGCTCAACAATGAAAATTTTACAGAAATCCTAAAATCGTTTGGCACAGATGTTGAATCATTCAAAAACAATGTTGAGAACTATATTGAAAAAGAATTGAGTAACATAGTTGATGTCACGCTGGATAAACCCAAAAAAACAGGCACTTTGGAAAAAATGTTGTACATGTCGTCTTCCAATGTGGTAAAAAGCGGGAGGTTTATCATTGAACCAGTGGATTGTTTTATGGTAATGTTTTCTGAGAAAAAAAGTCATGCAAATTACTTTATCAACAAGGCCAACATCGACAAAGACAAATTCATAGATTTTATCAATGAAGAAACTAACATTGAAAATAGCGATGATGGCTCAAATAAATCTAGTAGTCAATCAGAAAAAGCCATTCAACAGTATTGTGTTAATCTAAGTGATCTAGCCAAATCAAAAAAAATTGATCCTGTAATTGGTCGAGAAAAAGAATTGGAAGAACTGTCGTTGATTTTGGCTAGACGGACCAAATCAAATGCTATCTTGATTGGTGACCCTGGAGTTGGTAAAACTGCAATTGCTGAGGGGTTGGCCAAAAACATTCATGATGATTTGGTACCCAACTTTATCAAAGGACACACCGTGCTCAGTTTGGATATTAGTGCCATGTTGGCTGGTAGCAGATATCGTGGAGACTTTGAAGAAAGATTGAAAGCAGTATTGAAGGGCATGGAAAAAAAGAGCAAATGCATTTTGTTCATTGACGAAGCACACATGATGAACGGAGCAGGTGCAGGCTCAGGCAGCAGTAGCAATGACATGAGCAACATGTTGAAATCTGCATTGAGCAAGGGCAAAATAAAAGTAATTGCATCCACTACATGGGAAGAATATAGAAAACATTTTGAAAAAGATCGAGCCCTCATGCGCAGATTTCAAAAAGTAGTAGTGGATGAACCCAATGAATCAACTGCTATCAAAATTCTAAAGGGATTAAAAAAATATTACGAAAATCATCATGGTGTCAAAATTACCAATCAAGCCATTGAAGACGCAGTCACTTACAGTGTCAAATATATCAGTGACAAGAAATTGCCCGATAAAGCCATTGATTTGATTGATTGCGCCTGTGCTAGATTCAAAATTAAAAATGAGGAAAATGGCATTGTGGATCATGATGAAATACTTTATGAAATCAGTAAAATCACAAGCATTTCCCTTGAACAAATCAGCAACAAAGAAAGTGCCAATTTGTCTACCCTTGATAAAAAAATGAAGGCAGCAGTTTACGGTCAAGAAAAAGCCATTGAAAGCCTGCTGGACAAGGTATTTATTGCACAAGCTGGTTTAAAAAATCTCAACAAGCCTGTAGGCAGTTTCTTATTTGTGGGTCCAACCGGAGTTGGAAAAACAGAAGCTGCAAAACAGTTGGCACAACATATGGGAGTAAAATTGGTAAGATTTGACATGAGTGAGTATCAAGAACAACACAGTGTTGCAAAATTCATAGGCAGCCCTCCTGGATATGTGGGATTTGAAGACAACGCTGGTCAGCTGATCACACAATTGCAGGAAAATCCTAATTGTGTGCTGTTGTTGGATGAAGTTGAAAAAGCTCATCCTGGCGTACTCACAGTATTGTTACAAATAATGGACAATGGATTTGTCACGGGCAGTAATGGAAAAAAAGCAGATGCTAGAAATGCCATTATTATCATGACCAGCAATTTGGGTGCCAGTGATGCTGAAAAAAATTCAGTGGGATTTGGCAGTTTGGAAAGGGACGGCGATCCCAAAGATGCCGTCAACAAGTTTTTTGCTCCAGAATTTAGAAATAGACTGGATGGTGTTGTGCGGTTTGGCAAACTGAATTCCACTAACATGATCATGATTGTCAAGAAGTTTATATCCGAATTGAATTTCCTGATCAAAGACAAGGGTATACAAATCAAACTGACTGCCAATGCATTGGATTTTATAGTCAAAAAAGGATTTGATAGCAAGATGGGGGCAAGACCATTGCAACGTGTTATTGATGATTTGATCAAACGTCCCTTGAGTAAGGAAATACTTTTTGGTCAATTGATTAACGGTGGGTTGGTTGAAATTGATTCAATAAAAGATGAACTCAAATTAAAATTTATCGACCCTTTGGCAATCAAAGACAAAAAAAATGAAATTGCAACTGAAAACATTTAAAACTAATCGATTGTTTTGGAACAAGTGGCTGTACAAGCTGGTATTGAACTATACTGGACCAATACGTCAAATTGATGTTTCGTATCGAAAAAAGCATTACTTATTGGTCGAGTTTGATAGCAATTTGTTAACTATAGCAGATTTAGATGTCAAAATTAGACGCGAGCACACCTTTGTCAGTATTTTCTTCAATGATTTTGAAATTTTTGATAAAATAGAAAATCTTATGTCTGAGTGGATTAAGGAACTTCATGCTCCTTCATCCAGAGAAGAAATAAACTTTTTGACTGACAATGGCTCTAAAAAAATACTATGCAATGCACTGCCCCACAAAAAGTATCAATACAAGGTCGCAATCAAAAGCACCATGGACCCTAATTTGAGACACAGCTTCGGAACATGGGCTCAAAAATATGATGGCAAAATTAAATTTGCGGACCACACCCTTGATTGGATAGCCAAAGGCTCCCATGGCTATGGCTGGAATCCCATGGTATTGATTTCAGACTCAGCAATTTTGTCAATGGTACTGTTGTTCCTAGGCGGCAGTGTTGGAAAAGTGTATGAGTACGTTCCCAGAAATAGCATAAATAATTGCAATGATCAGGAACATTCATGCCAGCACTCAGTCAAAATCTAATATTTAAAGTTACGAACGGCAATACAACCACAAACACTGTACAGGTTGTCTATCCAGCAAATACCTCATCTGCGCTAACTCTTGTCAGTGAACCAGTCAAGGGCAACGGGTATTTTAGTAACAGCGACGGTTTGCATACTGTTTTTTGGAAAATTACACAGTTTGTGGGTAGTATTGAAGTTCAATCAACTCTTGAATCAAATCCAACTGATAGCGATTGGTTCACTGTAAAACTTAACAATACAAATGTTAATTATACAGTTGATACCACTGGATTGATTCCTGCATCCAGCATCGACAAGATTCAATACTTTTCCCCAAACAGCATATCAAAATCCTATAATTTTACTGGAAATTTTGTTTGGATTAGAGGAAAAATCAGTAATTGGACCCAAGGTACTGTCAATGCTATTAGTGTAAACAGGTAAATATATCACTATGGCAAAACAAAATATCAATGTGGGAACTGCAGAACTAGCCGGTGATGGTGAAAGTATTAGAAATGCGTTCACTAAAATAAATGCAAATTTCACTGAACTGTATGCTGGAGCTGGAAATGGGTTGACTAATGGTGCGTATACTGTTACCCTAGGATCCGATGGTGTGTTGACATTGCCTGCATCTGTTGGCGACATCAAGCGTGACGGCGTTGGGTTGTTTGCGTCGTTAGTTTTTACTACAAACAACATGTGGAACGTTGACCCAAGTAGAACTGACACATACACTGCTAACGGGAGTGTGCTCAAACCTTTTAAAACTATTGCGGCAGCATTGGCCTATATTGAAGCAAAGATTGCCGACACTAGTTTGACAATTAGCATATCGGGTGCTGTTGTTGATAATCCACAGTTTATTTTCCTAAAGACTTCTATCACAGAAAATGTAACACTGACTCGTGGAAATATTTTTATTGTGGGCGATACACCAGATGCTGGACACGTACCTATTTGGATCAACGGATACATTAATATTGTTCCGGCAGACTCCGGCGGCAACGCCATAAACGTCAATAGATTTGGTCTATTTCATGTTGCTGTCAACCCCAACAGTACAAATCATGCTATTCAAGTGACTGGCGCCAATCCATCAAAACTTTTCCTAGAAGATGTATACTGCTATCAAGGCAATGCTACCAAGAGTTGTGTTTATGCCAATAATACTGGCACTGGCAGCAGAGTGGAAATGTACAATTGTACCATGGCTAGAGCCAGTGGCTCTACATATCTAATAGACATTCAACGTGGATTTTGTAGCATAAACAATCTGGAAACCAACGGCATAGGACAAGTACTTAACATGGCAAATGATTCCACCGGCAACATGCTGAGATGTGGAATAGAAGCCAACACTGGTTCTGTTGTTACTCTAAGTGGCACAGTACAATGGGGCATGGGTGTATGTATTCTTACCAACACTGGCACTGGTGCTAATACTCACGGTGTTAGCATGAGTGGCATGGCATCCATGCAGTTTGGCGTGTGTACATTTAACATACCGGCCGCGCAGGCAACCAATCGTGCTATCAACGGTACTGATACTAATGTGGTATTATACTCTGGTCCAATATTCCAATATGGTTCAAATAATAAGATATCCTCAGCGATTACGTTATTACCGTTAACAACAACATTCACAACGGCGACATAGGTTTATTTAATACCCTGCTCAGGCAGTTTCACACAAGTATCCCAATTTAGACAAGATGTGATATTTTTCACTATATCAGGGCTAGGTATCTGCAACCGCTAATTTTTCAATTGGGTAATATTGGATAAATATTTAGTAGAGAATCTATTGTGATTCACCACGATCAAAAGGAAACAATATATGTTGTTAGTAGAATTTTTTGGACAAACAATGAATGTAAACAAGCATCTTCAAAAAAATCGTCAGGACAGCAACATTGATAACGAAGTGTTTTGGTTTTTGATTGACAACGACAGATTGCACAAGCAGTATTTTCACTCTTTGGCAAAATATATTTTTAATCAACTGCAACATAAAGATATAGACAAAGCAGCTGATGTCAAAAAATTCATGCCCATGGTTAAGAGTGGCTGTTTGGAGTACTACAATGAAAAAAAATTACCTGGGCATTTTGAAGACAATTTTGATAAAGAGGCTATGAAAGATCTATGTGACAAATTGTATGATCATTACATTGAAGATATCAAAAACAAACAATACCAAATAGACTTATGAACCTGTATGATTTGATCAAAAAAACGCCACTAAAAGAGGGAGGTAACGTATCCAGTCAAAGTCCTGGCTGGCAAGGAGTACCAGGCAAACATCAAGCACAAGAATTGGATCTACATGTTCATGATCGTAGTTATGTACAAGATGTAGTAAGTCAGATGCTACATCTAATTAATGATGCATTTGCTCGGCAATTCAAAGAACCGCTATGGCATGAAAATTCTGTAGAGACTCAAAAGTTTTTAAGTGGCAGTACTTTTCAATTCATGGATAAGAAAATTTCTGATGAAGATTTTATTCGTGTTAAACCAAAAGTTGGAGATATTGATACCCAAGCCCCAGACAAACATGCCAATACCATCAAACAATTTTTACAAAATAATTTAGGCAAAACACTTGGTACAGCAAAATTATTGGGCTACACTCCAGGTAATAGTCAATGGGTCAGTTTATGGGAAATTCAATTAAAAGATTTACCTGTAAAGATACAGATAGATTTTGAATATGGCGCACATGATGAAAAAACTGGATTACCAACAGAATGGCAATCATATAGCCATAGTAGCTCTTGGGATGATTTATCTCAAAATATCAAAGGGGTATTTCATAAATATTTAGATCGTGCATTGCCATATACGCATACTAGTACAAAATATGTAGCCAGAGTTCTTAAAAGAAGTACAAAAATTAGTGATGACCCAATTACTGATAGTGATTATAGTTTTGCTGTCAGCGGACCGGGCGGTGGTGGACTAAGTCAAAAATATGTTCCTTATGTAGATCCTGCTACTGGCAAACCTATGGAACGTGATGGCGTACCGGTCATGCAATTATTGGAACCATCTTCAAGAAAGTATGTACAAAATCTTAAACAGCAATTTGAAATTTTCTTTGGTGCCAAACCCAATGCTAAAGATCAACAGTTAAAAAATAGTTTTGTTGGTACTGTGAGTTTGGCCAACAAATATTTAAATGATCAAGAAAAAGTTGAACTGTTCAATAGATTTCTTGGCATCTGTTTTGAGCCTGGTAGTCAAATGATCAGCAGAGACGACCCTGCCAAAGACAGAGATATCAAATTTGCTGCCATAGATTGGATGCTTGAACACATTAACTTACCCAATTCACCTGCATTAAGACAAAAAGCCATAGACACGGCCATGGCTTATGAAAAAGCCTTTATGGATAAAAAAACTACCAAAACTTCATCCTCGGTGACTGAAGCTGGTGAAGAATCCAATCAAGTTAAAGCACAACTGCGTAAAGGCATGCCGCATTTGAGAGATTTGAAACCAGCAGATTTTTTGGATCTGGTGGACGAGCTGCGTAGCGAAGGTGGTCGTTTCAAATTGCAAAATATACCCCTCAATGTCAAAATTGATGGGTTTGGTGGAAGATTTGGAAAAAATGCCGATGGTAAACCTTTTATGGGTACCAGTCGGACTGAACCAAAATATGAAGCAGGGTTTGTAAAATATCATCAAGAAAAAGGCACAACAGATCCAGAAATTTTAAATCGTGCTGCTAACTTTGACAAGTTGTTTGATGAAATGATGAAGGCTATCAAAGTAGCTGATGCTAAACTAGGCTCTGACTTTTTAAATGATCGCCAAGTTACTTGTGAAGTATTGTTTTTACCTTTTGCTACCAAAACAGAAGAAGGGCAATTGAAATTTGTAGGTATTGAATATGATCAATTACCTAAAGGAGTAGATCTTGTACTAGTACCATTCCGTGTGGTCAAAGCCAGTACTGGTGAAGATGTTGATAACGCCGATGAAGTTATTGATAAATTAACTGGACTAGGTCAGAACGGTAGTGTCATGTTCATGAGCAACAGGTTAGCACAACAAGAAGCCTTGGATGTTACTGAGATTATCAATGTGCTAGATAACCTTGACGAATTAAAAAATATTGTAAGTGATACTGCAGGTAAACGAGATCGAACAAGTGTACAGTTACGTAGAGAAGTTGAAGAAAAATTAAAACCAGTTCAAATTGAATTGGAGCAAGCCATTGACAATGATCCAAATATTATTGGTAAGGATATGCTTGGGCAGGACTACGAAGGCATTGTTATTAACAGTCGGTTGGGCCCTATTAAAATTACCAGTCAAAGACAAAAAGATATCATCACAGCTAAAAACGCAGCCAAAAAAGCAGCTCGATCTGAACATAGTAGAGAAAATATTAATAAAACTGCGGTAGTGGCTATTGGAAGTTTTGTAGGCCATATAGGTCACGAAGAACTTTGGGACTATACTGTTAAGAAAGCAGAACAAGTTGGTGGCGACCCTTATCTGTTTATTGGAAATGCAGAAGGCAAAGACGATCCTATTCCTCCTTCAGTTAAAGTACAGACATGGCATAAACTATATCCAGAATACGCTAAGAATATCAGCACAGTACAAGAAGGCGGACAGCTAATACAAAAGATCAAACACGAATTAATTAATCCACTACCAGGTAAACCTCCACGCTATGATAATATTATTATCATGGTTGGCGAAGATAGAGCAGGTATTAACATGCCTAATGCTTTAATGAAAGCTGTGAACAAATTCCAAGGATATGAACACGTTAAAGTAACGCTTGATGTTACTCCACGTGGAACTGGAATCAGCGGAACTGCATTACGTAATAGTCTAAAAAATGATCCTCCAGAGGAAGCATTAGCCACATGGTCCAATGCCTTTGATGTAAACAAACTAGGTGTTGATTGGATCAAACACTTAATGGATTTGACTCGTAAGGGCATGGGAATTAAAACAGATTTGGTTATTAGAGAAAATTGGGAACATGAAATGGCCTCTGCAATTCTGAAATTAATTGAAAATCAATTAAGATGAAACAATACAAAATAACTTCAGAAAATATCAGTCAAAATAGTCCTGATGATTGTTATATCACACCCGAAGATCCTATCAATGAATTAAAAATTGCCAGTTACATGGACGGATTAGGATCACAGGTTAAACTAGCTGAATATCGTCAAAAAACTTTGGAACAAAAAAAGTTAAATAATATAGACAGGTATGGTATGACCGGCAGTGAAAAAAGCGAATATATGAAAAAAAATAATATTCGTCCAGGTACACCCGCTTGGTTTGAACTATGGAGAGGTACGCCTACTAAATTATGAGAGCAATAGAATTTATTATTGAAGATACAGTTTTACAAAATCAATTTGATATGATTGAAAACATGGTCAACTACTGGGCTGAATATCATGGAGTTGATAGCGATGAGATATGGGAAGATTTGGAAAATGTGAATGACGAAGAATTGTTGAGCGAAGCAGAAGCATGGCAAAAATCATCTGGAAAAAATAAAAATGGTGGACTTAATAAAAAGGGTGTAGCTAGTTATAGGCGTAGCCATCCTGGTAGCAAACTACAAACTGCTGTTACTACCAAACCCAGCAAGCTCAAACCAGGATCAAAAGCAGCCAAACGTAGAAAAAGTTTTTGTGCTAGAATGAAGGGTATGAAAAAGCATAGAGCTGGCGCCAAAACCCGTCGAGATCCTAACAGCCGTATAAACAAAAGCCTACGCAAGTGGCATTGCGAATAAATATTGATATGGAAAAACTACACCAACTTGCTCGAATCGCATTTGCCAGCGAGTTTTCATTCTACATGAAAACCCACGCATTTCACTGGAATGTAGAGGGCCAAGATTTTTACGAATATCACACATTGTTTGAAACCATTTATCAAGAAGTATTAGATAATATTGATGATTTTGCAGAAAAACTACGTAGTCTTGCAATCTATACACCTTATACACATCAAACACTTAGCATGTTGAGCAAGGTAGAAGATGAAAATTATGTGCCATCCAAGAATCAAATGGTGCAGGAACTGTTGATGGACAACGAAAAAATGGTCATCATACTGAAAAAATGCTATGATGCAGCTGAAGAAGCTGGTGAACATGGATTTAGTAATTTTTTAGCTGAACGTATGGATGCACACCGTAAACATGGTTGGTTTCTTAGGGCCAGCACCAAACAGGACTAAACATGAGAGCAAAAGAATTCGTAATTAACGAAGGTGCAAAAGCACACGGTACATTCAAAGGTATTGGTGCAAGTGCAGATCTAGCATTGCCAGGTGTATGGGTGCAAAGACAATTACGCAATACTGATCCGTATATGCAATATCGTTATGGGTTGGCCATGGCAGCGAGTCGTGCTGACGCAGCTGGGCATATTGAGTTTGAACAAGAAAGTGGATGGGCTGAAAATTTAACCATTGTGGGATACACAGCCCAAGATGAGGAAGTAATTAAAATGGCTGATAAGCTAATGGGTGTTACAGGCACTCAAGTTGCAGATAGCGCCAGCAGAGAATCACCAGGTGTAAACTCAACAAGCCCTGTGTCCAATTGGAACAACAAAAAATGAACAACGAATTCAAAGCCAAACAATTCAAAGACACTACAGTCTATACATTGGAAAGCGTCACAAGTGGCGTCACCAGTGCAGGTGTTGTGGCCAGTAATAGTGTAGCAATAGGAGGCGTTCAACAACGTCGCTCCAAGGATAGCATCATTGTTCAAGACTACGAAAAAAAAATTGAACCTACAAAACCAAGAAATTTTGTTGCTAAGAATGCTAAGATGGGCGGAGCCGGACAACATAAAGATAAAAAGAAAGCTGAGAAACAAGGCGATGTAAAACACAAGAACAAACAATTTTCAATAGACGAGGATCATAGCACAGTTGGTATGAATGGTAACCCATTTGGCATGCACAGTTATGCCACTGCTGGAAAAAACACCAGTCGTTGGAGTGGTCAGGGTCGTGATGATTCTGTGCATGAGACTCCCATAGAGATGGATCCCTCAGATCCAATGAACCCCATGATTTATGGTCATGGCGCCAACCCTGCTACACTAAAATATCGCATGATGAGAGCTACAGGTCAATTGAAAGACCTAACACAACGAGCACAAACAGCCAGTGCTGTAGAATGGGAAATGATTGCCAAACAGTTTGATGAATTGACCATGAACATTGAACAAATACGTCATGGCATTGATGAACTGGCCAAAAAACGCAAAAAAGGTGGCATTGGTTCAAGAGGTATTGATGCCCATATTGGTGAAGAAGTTGATGAAGGCTGGAAGTCAGCACTAGGTGGCGCGGCCCTTGCAGGCGCAATGGCACTAGGTGGTGGCGCTCGTGCTCAGTCATCGGGAGAAGACTTTTTACCAGATATTGTTGCTCATGTTACTTTTAAAGTCAATGGTAATACAGTTACCAAAGATATTAATCTAGGAACCAGTTTTAAGTCTCCAGGTGACGCATCAGCTGCACTAGAAAAATTTTTGAAATCTAAAGGTATTAAATTCTACGAGTTTAGCCTTGAACGCAAGGCCAACAAAGATTCTGACTATATAGAAAAAACTCCTGTATCAGCCACGGGATCAGGTTCCATGGATAGCAGTCCAGCAAAAGCAGTTCCAGTCGGCGGTGATTACATGGCTAAAGAAGGTGTGGCGGAAGAGTGGAGCCAAAAGTACAAGAGCAGTATCAATTGCAGTCACCCAAAAGGCTTCTCACAAAAGGCTCACTGTGCTGGTAAGAAGAAGCACACGGAAAGTATGATGACCATGGAAGCGACTTGTCCAGATTGCGGCATGTGTCAAACGCACGGCAACTTGAATGAAATCAAGAAAGGTGCTAAAGATTCAAATGGGTTTACAAAATGCTGGCCAGGACATCATGCTGCTGGTACCAAAAAAGGTAAAAATGGCGGGCAAGTTCGTAACTGTGTGCCCAATGAAGGTGTCGTGGAAGGCCTGCTTGATTATACAAGAAGACAACAATTAATTCAGTACTTGGCAAAGAAACTGGATTGGGAAGTGAATTATTTGGAACTTGCCAGTGATCCTGAACTTATCAAATGGTATAAAGCTGCACAAGCAGGCAAAGATCCAATGAAAGCAGAACATGCAGATCACTATATCGAATCGCTATGCACAGAACTATCAGAAAAAATTCATGCCAATGCTCCAGTTAGCGCATATATTGATGATTTCATGAAGGCAGCAAAGACTCCAAATGCCAAAGGTCATCATCAGTTTAAAAATAAAAGTGCAGAAAAAATAAGACAAATGGCTGTAGCAGCCAGTTATAGTGCCAAAAATCCCAGCAAAAAGAAAAAATGAGATTACTAGAGTTCTCAGATAGTGATTATGAAATTCATAATCGAACCAAACTGGATCAAATTCTAGTTGAACTCTGTCACCAAATTATCAAAGGAAAACAGCATGATCCTATAAAATATGGGATGGTTGCGGCCTGTGTCTTAGACCCCAAAAACCGCACTGTATTCGGCATTAACGAGGCAGCCGAAAATAATAAAAGACGCCACGCAGAGAGAGTTGCCATGGATCGATATGTTGAACAACATGGAGAAATTCCCAAAGGCAGTATTATCATAACCACATTAAGTCCGTGTAATGAATACAACACACATATGGCCGACGAACGTTATGGAGAAAGTTGCACTGATATCATCAACAACAGCATGGTCAGAAAAGTATACTGCGGATACCAAGACCCCAGTCAGGACAACGAGCATAATGAATACACTTTGGAACAAACCAGTAATAGTGATGTTAAAGAACTTTGTAAAAAATTTGCTGATACATTTTTGGATAATGCACACAAAAACTTATCAGAAAACACTGCGGCAGGTATCACCAAGGCGTTCAACAACCTAGGCGATCCTGTGTTTGCCAATCTGCAACGTGTGGCATTGTTGGCTATGCAAGGTAGACAAAGCGAAGCCGCTGGTCGACTGCAAACAGTTATCAAGGATGCTGATCCTGCTGTGCAGAAGAAAATTACGGATGCTGTGAACAACATCAAGCCTGTGACCATAAACGGTCGTGTGGCAGATTCCAGCACACTAGACAAAAGCAAACAGCACAATGACTGGATCATAAACACATTCATTCCATGGGTGCAATCTTTATTGGGTCAGCAAGGTGTGGCGGAAGGAAAACAAACTGTTACTGAGTATAGAGATAGGATGTATCAATATCTCAAGAGCGTTGTTCCAACATGGCCAGACTATATTGTAAAAGATTGGCTATATGCTAACTATGCAAAAGGCGAAACATATAACAAAGAAAAAGGTTGGAGTTTTGCAAATGTTGGAAAAGATATTCCAATGATACTAAAGGACATGGGATTGAGTGTTGATACCAGGTGGCAGCTTGTTCCTAATGTGAAGTTTACAATGGACATGTGGGGACCAAAAACCCTAAAACGCTTGCAAGCCAGGGCAGGCGGCAATGCTAAAAGCGCAGATCCAGCAGTACATATACCTGCTAGAGATGCCGAACGTCATGCTACTCAAGCCGCACTTGCAAAGCAACAAGGTGGTGTAAGAAAAGAACCTGTTATTTTGATGAAAACAGCCGATGGGTATGAACTGTTAGAAGGGTGGCATAGAACAATACAACACTTTGCTATGTACCCAGATGGTTATATAGGTCCGGCTTATATAGCAGTGGCAGGCACTGTGCAAGAAAACTTCCACGACGGCAAGAATCCTGAGCGCAAAGGTCTAGCCAAACGTGTAGGCGTCAACACCAAAGCGTCAGTGAGCAGTCTACGCAACACAGCCAAACATTCATCAGGTGAGAAACAACGTATGGCTCACTGGTTAGCCAACATGAAAGCTGGAAGAGCAAAAAAATAACCAATAATTGTTGACTTACACCTATATATCCTTTACTATAAGTGATAAAGGAGATAGATATGAGTAAAGCATTTGGTGCTCCCGAACAAGCAAAGATCAAACAGATTGTGGCCGAAGGCGTCACAGTCATGCAGGAAATTCAGGATCTTACTGAAGGTTTGAACGAAACTATTAAAGCAGTGGCTGAAGAATTAGAAGTCAAACCCAGCGTAATCAAAAAAGCAATTCGTATTGCACAAAAAGATCAGTGGGATCAGGTATTCCGAGAGTTTGATGATCTTGAAACCATTGTGGACATCAGCGGTCATGCTCACATAAGAAAAGACGAGCAATGAATATATTTTTCAATGCAGCCAATGATGTGTATCAGTGGATCAAAGATGACTACAAAACATATCCTTTTAGATTTTTTATTGAATTCATAGCATGGGCGATTTCCATTGGTTGTGCAATAACCATGGCAGTCACTGTGCCCAATCCACCATTATTAACTTTGTATCCAATTTGGATTGTTGGATGCACATTGTATGCGTGGGCTGCCTATACTAGAAAAAGTTTTGGCATGCTGGCCAATTACGCTTTGATTGTTTGCATAGATACCACTGGTCTTGTTAGAATGTTGCTTTCATGAAAACAATAAAACAAACATTCACCCCTATTTGGTTTCCTAATTTTCCTTTGTGGCAAACCAAACTATCTGATAAAATTTTAGATACCGTAAAATTAGAAATAGAGAAGATACAATCAGACTTTGATAACTCAGTAAATTACAATCGAAATTTAGTAGGAAATTTAAATCATTCTTATGAACTGATAACCAGTAAACAAAGACTTAAAGAAATAGCTGTACCCTTAGTCAAAGAATATATTCATGCCTACAGCTACAGAATGCTTAATAAACAATCAATTTTTGAATTAGAATTGGACCCAACCTGGGTAAACTTTCAAAAACGCCATGAATTTAATCCACCGCACTCCCACAGTGGTGATTTTAGTTTTATAATTTGGATTGATATACCTTATCATATTGAGGAGGAGTATGCTGTTGCTCCAGGTTCAAAATCTGCTGACTTTGTGCCAGGGCATGTGTGTTTTCAATTTTTAAACACACTAGGGCATATAACAAGCTTTTACATCCCAGCTGATAAAACTTTTAATAATACCATGCTGATATTTCCAGCAAGTTTTACACATTACGTGACTCCATTTTATAGCACAGACAGCTACAGGATTTCAGTGTCGGGAAATATAGATATTGTTCAGGAAGTTTCATAAATAAATCTGAGAAAGGTTGTATCAGCCATAAATGATAACCAAGGTATTTGGGAACCAAAAATCCCATAAAGGAAAAGAATAAATGAGCTATTGCGATGCCATCTGGAACCGTGAAACAGACATAGTCAATGTTGTTGAACGAGACCCTATCAAGGGTAGAGTCTACAAAGAATATTCCGCCCGGTATGTATTTTATTATCCAGATGCCCGAGGAAAATACAAAAGTATTTTTGGTGAAAGTCTTGCCAAAGTTTCTACTAGGACTTTCAAAGAATACATAAAAGAACAGCGAATCCACAGCAACCACAGACTGTATGAAAGTGACATCAACCCTGTATTTAGGTGTCTAGAGGAAAATTATCTTGGCAAAGATACTCCCAATTTGAATGTGGCGTTTTTTGACATTGAAGTGGATTTTGATCCAGAGCGCGGCTATGCAAGTCCTGATGATGCATTTATGCCAATCACTGCTATATCAGTACATCTGCAATGGTTAGACACGTTGATATGCCTAGCCGTACCCCCAAAAACACTCGCCATGGCACAGGCACAAGAACAGATTAAAGAATTTCCCAACACTATATTGTTTGAAACAGAACATGAAATGTTAGACACATTTCTTAATTTAATTGAAGATGCAGATGTGTTAAGTGGATGGAATAGTGAGGGTTTCGATATTCCGTATACTGTAAATAGAGTTATCAAAGTGTTAAGTAAAGAAGATACACGCAGATTTTGTTTATGGAATCAATATCCTAAAAAAAGAGAATACGAAAAATACGGAAAGAAAGCAGTCACTTATGATTTGATTGGTCGCGTACACTTGGATAGCCTTGAACTATATAGAAAATATACTTACGAAGAACGTCATACCTATCGACTAGATGCAATTGGCGAGATGGAAATTGGTGAAAACAAAACAGTGTATGAAGGAACGTTAGATCAGTTATATAATAATGATTTTAAAAAGTTCATTGAGTATAACAGACAAGATACTGCATTGTTGAATAAGTTAGATAAAAAATTAAAATTTATCAGTTTAGCCAATACTGTAGCCCATGAAAATACGGTATTGTTACAAACTACTATGGGGGCTGTGGCTGTTACTGAACAGGCCATTGTTAATGAAGCTCACCATCGAGGCATGATGGTGCCCAGTCGTCCTAAAAGAGATCCTAATGTCAATAATCAAGCCGCAGGTGCCTATGTTGCTGTTCCTAAAAAAGGACTTCATGATTGGATTGGTAGTATGGACATTAACAGTTTGTATCCCAGTGTAATTCGTGCATTGAATATGGGCCCAGAAACTATTGTTGGTCAATTACGTCAAGATTATACTCGAGAAGAAATTGAAACCAAAATGGCTAAAAACGGAGGCAAGTTTGCTGAAGCATGGGAAGGTAAGTTTGGTAGTAACGAATATGAATTTGTCATGAATCAGGATCGAGTCAATGACATTATTATTGATTGGGAAGACGGACGTACTGATGTCATGAGTGGTGCTCAAATTTATGAATTAATTTTTGAAAGTAATAATCCATGGATGATCAGTGCCAACGGCACAATCTTCACTTATGAAAAAGAAGGGATTATTCCAGGATTATTAAAGCGATGGTATTCGGAGAGAAAGGACATGCAGGCCAAACTCAAAGAAGCAATCAAAGCAGAAAATAAAATTGAAGAAGAATATTGGGATAAGCGACAACTGGTAAAGAAGATTAACCTAAACAGTTTGTATGGTGCAATTTTGAATTCAGGGTGCCGATTTTTTGATAATAGAATTGGACAATCAACTACACTGACTGGTCGAGGTATTGCCAAGCATATGGCTGCTAAAATAAATGAAGTAATTACTGGGGATTATAACCATACTGGTAAGGCCGTTATATATGGAGATACTGACAGTGCCTATTTTAGCGCATATACATCATTGAAAAATGAAATTATCAAAGGTGAAATTCCATGGTCTAAAGATAGTATCGTTCAACTTTATGATACCATTGCTGAAGAAGTCAATACAACATTTCCACAGTTTATGCTGGATGCACATCATTGTCCAAAAACTCGAGGAGATGTTATTCGAGCTGGTCGAGAAGTTGTTGCTATCAAAGGTTTATTCATTACCAAAAAAAGGTATGCAGTTCTTTATTATGATAAAGAAGGTAAACGCAGTGATATAGATGGAAAACCTGGAAAAATTAAAGCCATGGGGTTAGATCTTAAACGCAGTGATACTCCCGAATTTATGCAACAATTTTTGGAAGAAGTATTAACTCGAGTACTAAACGGCGCTGAAGAACAGGAAATTCTAGATATGATTACTACTTTTAGAACAGAATTCAAATCACGACCTGGCTGGGAGAAAGGTAGTCCCAAACGTGCTAATAATATTGCCGCTTATCAAGCCAAAGAAGAAAAAATGGGCAAGGCCAATATGCCTGGACATGTCCGAGCAGCTATTAACTGGAATACGCTAAAACGCATGAATGGAGACAAGTACAGTCAACAAATTGTAGATGGCATGAAGGTAATTGTATGCAAAGTTAGACCCAATGCACTAGGCTATACCAGTATTGCGTATCCAGTGGATGAATTAAGATTGCCCAAATGGTTCCAGGAATTGCCTTTTGATCATGCAGAGATGGAAGCTGTAATTATCAATAACAAAATTAAAAATCTCATCGGAGTACTGGAATGGCGACTGGAAGATACTTTGGATACCAACACATTCTCATCATTATTCTCATTTGATTAAAATAATCATTGACTTACCATGCAGATCTAAATAAACTAACTTATAAAGGAAAAATATCATGCAATCTCTACTGAAAGACATCGTCGCACACACAAATAAATTGGGTTTTCTCAATATTGTGAAAATCACAGGTGACAAAGACAAAACTTTGATCGACAGCATGGCTGAAGATCGTACTGTTATCATGTACGCCGAAACAACAAAACCATATCCTGAAATGGCTGGAGTATTTGGCATGCCACAACTGGATAAACTAAGATACTTGGTTGAGGGTAAAGAGTATCAAGAAGAAGCCAAAATTGAATTGACCACAGGTCAACGTAACGGTGTTGATGTACCTACAGGTTTGCACTTTGAAAATGCAGATGGCGATTTTAAAAACGACTACAGATTCATGAATCAGGACATTATCAATGAAAAATTGAAGACTGTCAAATTCCGTGGCGCCAATTGGCATGTGGAAGTAAACCCCAGCATTGTTGCAATCAACAGATTTCAATTCCAGGCAGGCGCTAATACTGAACATACATCATTTTTGGCAAAGACTGATGGCGATAAGCTAATTTTTAGTTTTGGTGATGCCAGTAGCCATGCAGGCGAATTTATATTTGCCACAGGTGTGACTGGTAAAATTACCAAAGCATGGACATACC